TTTCCTACGTTTTCAAGTACAAGATAAGCATAACGCTTCTTCTTTTTTCTTATGTCTTGGAAAGAGTTGCCTCAATCACGGTACAAAAGTACAAAAAAATCCGTGATGTAACTTCAACTATCACGGATTTGTCATGATTTACAGCTTAATACTCCTATCTTGTTTCTTTGTAGGCATTCCCAACGCTTCCATAAACTCGTCTTTCTTGCGTCTGAACCAACTGACGTGCGAAATACCGTCTATGTTGAGTTCAAATTTTCCCTCCGTGTTCTGTTTGAGAGAACAAACTGCATTGTCTGTTTTGAAATGCCGGTTAAACTCACGGGAATATAGTTCACCTTTAATGGAAACATCCTTGAACGTGCATAGTTTTCTAATGACGACATCGCCAAAGTGCAGAGTGTCACGCAGGAACTTTATTGTCGGCATCAACTTCTCCACGTATGGGAAATAGCATTTGACAAAGTTCACGAACTCGGACAGCTTACTATTCTGTTGCTCGTATGTGCTTTTCATTTCCTGCATCTGTTTGGCTTGTTGTCGTTCCCGTTGTCGGGCTTCTTCTTCAAGTTCAATGATGCGGTTTTGTAGAGCTGTGTTCTCCCTCTCCAGCGTCTTGACCTTGTTGCTCCCGAAAAGAGAATTGACACTCTCGGCGATATTGGCGGCTGCGGTCGTCGCAGCCCCTTTCAACCGCTCGGTCTGTATCTCCTTTTTCGCCCGTGCAAGTTCCTCCCGTGCCGTGTCTTTCTGTTCCTGCAATTCCATCACCTCCGCTTTCAGTTCCTCCGTCTGACGCTTTATGTCACGGTAGTACTGTTGTGTGGAAACGTGCCTCGCTTCCGAACCGTCTATGCCACGTTGCAACCCGTACTTCGCCATCGCTGCGGCATAGGTGTCTTGGTAGGACTTCAGTTTCAACCGTGTCATAAGGTCATCGGCACACAGCCTCACGGTGTCGGCAGGCTTCTTGCGGTACCGCTTCTTCGCCTGCTCCTCCCGTTTCCTGCGCTTGCGTTCCCCCTTGACTATCGGAACGAGCGTAACGTGCATGTGTGGCGTTTTCTCGTCCATGTGCAGGTGTGCCGCCACGATGTTCTCCTTGCCGAACGTGTCAGCGAAGTATTTCAGGCTGTCGGTGCACCACTCGTCCAAACGACCCTCCCGTTGAATGCGTTCCATGTCCTCGGGCGTTGCCGACACGTTGATGCGGATTGCCCGTACTTGGTTGCTGCCGACTTTGCGTGTCAGCCCGGCTTCTTCCAGCCTCCTTTGGATAGCCGCCGAACGGTCTTTCACCCTGTCGGGATACTCGATGAGTTTCCGGTTGAAGTGTGTGCGTGTGGGGTCGGCGTTCTTCGGTATGATGGAACGTTCGATGTGGGCGGTCGTTCCGCTGTCGGAACCGTGCGCCTTTTCCATGTGTAAGACTACAAATCCCATATAAATTTCCTTTCTTTTTTAGCTTGTGAAACAATGATTCTTCGTATCTTCGGGGACGGCAAAAAGCCGTTTCCGATGGGGTGTGCAGAGGGGCTTGCCCCTTGCCTTATTGGGGAATTTTCAGCGTTGCTTGCAATGCGGCTCGGAAAATTCCCTAATAAGCTACGGTATTTTCTGCCTGTAAATACCCGTGCGCCGTCCGTCCCTGCCTGCTTGCTTTGCCCGCCTTGTTTACCTGCTTTGCATACATCACAATGTGAACATCGTGTCGGCAGTCCGTGAGCATTGCAGCCGTAACAAACTCCCCTTGTTGTTTTTCCCTTTCATCGTCGGTTGCTGGGGCGGTCGTTTCCGTTTGCGGAGGCTCTTTTGCGTGGGGCTGTCGGATGCAAGGTTCATGGGAAGAATACTACCCGAAGCATGAGGGTGGAGATTGTTCCCATGACGGCTTTGCCGCTTGACCTTGCTGCCGCCATCGAAGCCCCATGCTACCTTTGCCTCTGAAAACGGAAATGACTGCTCCGGTTACAGTAAATGGGAACTCTCCCTATTATCCCATTTCCCAGCCGGGTTGATGACGGATGAAAATCCGATGATTTGATGAAACGGCATATAAACATCTGTATATTAGCGGCATGTATGCTCATCAACTTCTCATCAGAATACTCGCCAAAAGAGAAACGACACGGTAAGGCATACTTTCCGTTCATCGACAAATAGCCTTTGATGAGAATATGATGAATGCATATATATCTTATAATCATATATTTACTATATGTATTCATCATTTCATCAAAATAACGGTGTATCTTCCGACAAAAACGGTCGCACATGTTTCGTGTATGGGTACGTACTAACAGCAATACGCATCCCCGGATGATGGCAGGAACAGACATATTTTTTCTTTTCGCCGGTACATCCTCTTTAACAAGGCATTGCGCAGCCTCTCCGCACCGCATGAGCCTATACGGAATGCGAGTGCGACAACCATTGCAAAACTGTAAACGTCCAGCCCGTAACCGTTCTCCAAACGCAGATAACGCTTCGTGTCGTACTCTTTCAGAACTCCGCTTTTGTAAACGGCTCTGATTCCTGCACGGACTGTCGGGGCAATTACCCCGAACAGCCCGACAAGTTCCGGCTCGGACATCCACACATTGGCTGTATCGGTCGGCATGATGATATTACCGTGTTCGTCCATCGTGATAATATTCCTTTCTTCTTTCATCGGTATTCGTTTTTAAGGTTATTAAATGGCACGGCAGATGTTCTTCTCCATGTCCTCCAGCTTGTGCGACAAGGCTTCCATGTCCCGGCTTATCTTTTGGGCGGTGATTTGTAGGCTCGGTAAACAACGCCTTTCCGCTTTACAGCGGTAGGTTTTCGTTTATCTGCCCCCGAACCGTACTTACACGTCTCCATGTATACGGCTCTCCATCTGTAACATCATTTTACTTATCACAGCTCTGGATTTTTGCGTTACACTCCGCACATACGACCAAAGTCTTTCTGTGCATATAGAGCATTTTGCGTTCCCAGTCATTTTTACCTTTTAACTCTTTGAGAGTGCGGACATGGTGCATTACCACTTCTCCGTGCTTGCCACATAGTTCGCACGTTTTTGTTGTAAGCCTTTCTATCAAACTTAACGATGGTGTTTTGAACATATACGGCAGATTGTCACTTGGGGCTGTTTCACAATCCGTTTTACGGGCGTAACCCTCATTGTAGAATACCCTGTACCTGGTTTCTCCTCCCTTGTTTACAAAAGGCACGGCAAAGAGATTGTCCTTGCGGTATGTTTCAATGACTTTTCTCACTGACATATTCAGCTTTTGAGCAAGAGTTTTGTACATGGAGAACTTCATAATACAGCCGAAAGAGCGTCCCAAAGCCGATGCATTGTTTGCTATTGAGTAATAGTTGTAGAACCCTCGTATTTCGGTATTAAACTGAGATACAATCTCGTGCGCTTCATTGTCAATCATATAAGTCCTGCCTTTTGACACCCATGTTTCCTTGCCGCGTTTGGTGACAACTTTCATGGCTTCGAGGCTGAGCAGTTTATTCTTGATTACTTCTCTTGAAACGTGCAATATCACGTTCCCGTTGAAGTATCTGCGCACTGTTCCGTTACTGTTTCTCTTTGTGGCATAGTCTTTACGGACATATATTTCGTAACCCAAAAATTTTGCGCTGTCTTGTGCATTTGTAATCAAAGTCTTTTCCTGTGACATCTCCAGCCTTAACTTTTCCTGCATAAACTTGGTGATGTCAGCTTTGATTGTCTCACATTCGTTTTTCGTTCCGATAACCCCGATTAGAAAATCATCGGCGTAGCGCAGATATCTCAGTCTGCGAAAATTTCTGTCCATATCGTTGCCACTTGGCATTGTTAGTATCCGCTTCTGCTTTTCGTGCAGTTCTTCTACCATCCTTGTTCTTACGTTTACATCCTCTACTTCATTTATCCTACGTTTTAGGTAGTGTACTCTGCTGTTGAGTTTGCAAATATCCTTGTTGCGGCTTCTTACTGTCCCTTTATTGAATTTGTTGGCATATTCATTCATGTACTTATCGAACTTGTCAAGGTATATATTTGCCAAAATAGGGCTTATGATACCACCTTGCGGTGTCCCTGAATAAGTCTTGTTGAATTGCCACTCTTCCATGTACCCTGCATTGAGGAATTTCCGTATCAGACGAAGAAATCTGTCATCTGCTATTCTACCTTTCATTATTTCTATCAGCACATCATGATCTATGTTGTCAAAGAAGCCTTTTATATCTCCCTCGATGAACCATTTTGCACCGTTGAAATTATTTTGTAGACTTTTCAGTGCTGTGTGGCAGCTTCTGTTTGGTCTGAAGCCGTGCGATGTCCACTCAAAGTGTCCCTCATATATAGCTTCAAGCACCATTCTTACTGCCTCTTGAACCAATTTGTCTTCAAAAGACGGTATTCCTAACGGACGCATCTTCCCATTCTTTTTCGGAATGTAAATTCTCTTTGCAGGATTGGGACTATAAGTCTCATCCTTTATACTCTCTATGAGTTTGTTTATCCTATCAATGCTCATTTCATCCTCTGTTTTGCCATCAGTGCCGGGTGTCATGTTTCCCGGCTTTGCATACATACGTTGGTAGGCGGCAAAGAACATCTGTTCATTGAATAGAATACGGTAGAGCCTTTCGTATTTATACTCAGGCTCGTTGCTGTGTCCAGCTAAAATGTTTAATACTTGCTCTGGATTTCTCATACGTCTCTCACGTTTTCCGTTGTTCGTATTAAAGTTACAGACTACTTCCCTTCGCCATGTACAAGGCTTTCCCTTGCTCGGACTACTACGGAAGTTCCGTTACCATATCGGATATTCAAAAGCTTTCTTTATAGCTGTTTATTCCAGCGTTCCGACTTAGGTAATCCCCAGTTAGTTCTCTTAATAACTATTAGCACGGCATACTGTCGGATGCGACTTTCGTTCTTGTCCGCTTATTGCGGCTGTGTCATAGTCGGTTCTTTATGCTCTGCACTAACGCACAAAATAGGCAGAGTACTATGAAACAACGTATGTATAATAGTCTTCCGTTGTTGCAAGATTTGGTACCACTGAACTATCGTTCAACCAATCAAGGCTTCATCCTTATGTATGCCTTTTCGTCTTGCCCCTCAGTCGCCACTTGACTATTAGTGGACTTGGAGCTTTAATCAGTATGCTACACTCCCCATCGGGTTTCCCCTTTGGATAAACTGATTGACGATAGGATTATATCGAACCCAATCCTAACTTCTTGCTAAAGAAGTATTTATTAAGCGACCATTCTGGGCGCACTGGCGTATATCTGCGTGGTCTTGATGTTCGTGTGCCCCAACAGTCGGCTCACGGTTTCAATGGGTACACCGTTGGATAAAAGCACGGTCGTTGCGTTCGTGTGCCGGGCGACATGGAAAATACTTTCCATTTGAGGAATTGGAAGAACATAGAGAATAAACTAGTAACCGGTTGTGAATTAGCTGATTTTCTATATTCTGCGAGTGTGATAGGAAAGCAGTTCGGCACGGAATATTGAATCCTTTCGGTTACCAAACCGTTATCCGTTGGTTTCCCCAATGAGGTGAGGTAACGGAAAAAGGAAATATTTCTCTGATACAGATTCTATCTCGCTGTTCTACAATGTTTTGCTTATCAAAGAACGCTTTAACAACGGGTAATTTTGCCCATAAAATTAAAGCGTATGAAAATAGAAAAATTCAAGGTGTTGCTCTACCTCAAAAAGAGCCGATTGGACAAGTCGGGCAAAGCGCCCATTATGGGACGCATCACCGTCAATCATTCGATGGTGCAGTTCAGTTGCAAAATTTCCTGTACTCCCGACTTATGGAATCCTCGTGAAAGCCGTCTGAAGGGCAAGAGTCATGAAGCCGTAGAGACCAATGCGAAACTGGACAAACTGCTGCTCTCCATTCACTCTGCTTTTGATACGCTCGTGGATAGGAAAGCAGACTTCGATGCGGAAGCCGTCAAAAACCTGTTTCAAGGAAGTCTCGGAACGCAGATGACTCTGTTGAGAATGACGGACATTGTCTGCGAGGAATTGAGGAAACGCATCGGGATAGACCGTGCAAAGGGAACTTACCCTACCTATATCTATACCCGGAGAACCTTGGCAGAGTTCATCGAAAAGGAGTTTAGCACCAAAGACGTCGCTTTCGGTCAGATGACGGAGCAGTTCATTCATGACTATCAGAGTTTCATCTTGGATGATAAAGGACTTGCCATAGATACCTGCCGGCACTATCTGGCTATCGTCAAGAAGGTATGCCGAAAAGCCTACAAGGAAGGACATGCCGACAGGTGCTTCTTCGCCCACTTTAGCCTTCCTCAACCAAAGGAAAAAACGCCGAAAGCCCTAAGCCGGGAATCCTTCGAGAAAATCCGTGACTTGGAAATCCCTGAACATCGCACTTCCCATATCTTGGCAAGAGATCTCTTTCTCTTTGCCTGCTATACCGGAACAGCTTATGCCGACGCCGTTTCCGTTACACGGGATAACCTGTTTACGGATGACAGCGGCAATCTGTGGCTCAAATACCGCCGCAAAAAAAACGAGCTTCGTGCCTGTGTCAAGCTGCTGCCCGAAGCCCTTGACCTGATAGAGAAGTACAGGGATGATGCTCGTCCGACACTCTTTCCCATGCTGTACCATCCCAATCTACGCCGTCTGATGAAAAGCCTTGCGGTTCTTGCGGGCATTAAGGAAGACCTGACCTACCATGCCGGCAGACATTCATTTGCATCACTGATCACCTTGGAAGCCGGCGTTCCTATCGAGACCATCTGCAAGATGCTGGGACACTCCAACCTCCAGACCACACAGGTATATGCGAAGGTTACACCCAAGAAACTCTTCGAGGATATGGACAGGTATATCGAGGCGACAAAAGACCTCAAACTTGTATTATAAACACACAGACATATAGAAAACAGAGTGAAAATCAAAAAACAATGAAACAACCATGCGCAGTACATTCTCTTTATTGTTATACATCAACCGAAGCAAAGTCCGTGCGGACGGTACGACCGCCGTACTTTGCCGAATCTCCATTGATGGGAAAAGCACGACGATAACCACCGGCATCTCCTGCAATCCCAAACAGTGGAATGCCAAAACGGCGGAGACCGCGGACGTGCGGACGAACAACCGCCTGAAAGAGTTCCGCAAACATGCGGAGCGGCTCTATGATGAAATGCTCAAAGAGCAGGGTGTGGTCAGTGCCGAACTGCTGAAAAACAGGATAGCAGGTCAGGCGGTCATTCCTACCCATCTGCTCCAAATGGGAGAAAGGGAACGGGAACGCCTTGCCGTCCGTTCCAAGGAAATCGACTCCACTTCGACCTACAGGAGTTCTCGGTATTACCAGAGCTATATCCGTGAGTTCTTGGACTCGAAAGGTAAGACGGATATTGCCTTTTCGGATATCACCGAAGAATTCGGACGGGAATATAAGGTCTACCTGAAGCGGTACAAGAACTTCGGGGCATCGCAGACCAACCATTGCCTTTGTTGGCTGAACAGACTGATATATCTTGCCGTAGACCATGAGATTATCCGTGCCAATCCTTTGGAAGAGTTGGAGTATGAGAAGAAACCGCCCTCCAAGCGAATGCACATCAGCAAAGCGGAACTCAAACAACTGCTGGAACTGAAACTGCCCGCGAATGATCCATTGAAGGAATTGGCTCGCAGGGCTTTTATCTTCTCCTGTTTTACGGGACTTGCCTATGTAGATACCCAACTGCTGTATCCACACCATATCGGGCGGACTGCAGACGATAGAAGATACATTCGCATCAACCGCAAGAAGACAAAAGTAGAGTCATTCATTCCCCTGCATCCGATAGCGGAGCAGATACTTGATTTGTACAATACGACCGATGATACGCAGCCGGTCTTCCCTTTGCCAAGCAGAGACATGATGTGGTTTGAGATACACGAACTCGGTGTCATCATCGGGCGGAAGGAAAACCTCTCCTACCATCAAGCCCGGCACAGCTTCGGCTCGTTTTTGATTTCCGAGGGGATTTGTACGGAGAGCATTGCCAAGATGATGGGACATGCCTCCATCACCAGCACGCAGACCTATGCGAAGATTTCGGAGAAGAAGATTGCGGAGGATATGGATAGGTTAATCGAAAGAAGAAAAAGCAATGAATATTGAATTAGTATGAAAACAGAAATCATAACCATCAGTGAGAATGGAAATATACACATCCCGACTGCTCCCGTTTGGATGTTGGTTTGCGAGATTACCGACCTGTTCGGTGTTTTACAGAACTAACTCTGTAATCTTCTCATCATGTTCAGAAAAGATGTTTTCTATGAGAATATAAAGACACTATGCTTTTCCATAAGGATAGTGTGGTGAAACTATGCGATATAGATGTTTCTATTTAATTGTTTTTACGCTTATAAACGCAGAAGTCAAGGATTCTCTGCTGATGGTAGTCAGTAGAGAAGACCAACTCTAAGGGAAAGCAAGTCTTCAATCATCCACAGTTATATGCTTCCCTTCGGAAGTACTTAAAAGGATTTTCGTGTTTTCTTTGGTATAAACACGAAAAAAGTATACCTTTGTGACGACTTGGAATACAAACTTCGAAAGGGCCTAGGCAATGATAAGATATTACAAGCCAACGCACTCCACTACGAGGTACACCTGAAAGAGCAGGAAGCTATTGCCCTAATGGAAGCGGTAATTGAAAGAAAATTGTTGAATTTTAAATATAAAAAAATCATGGGAGAAAAATCGAAGAAAATAGGCGAATACGGAGAAGATTACGCCGAAAAATTTTTCAATTCAGTCGGCTGGGACAGTTTATCCAAGGGTATTGAATTGAAATGCAGTAATGAATTACATCAAAATAAAAATGGGAATCCCTCTCGAACACATGGCATAGATTTTTTATACACTTACCAAAGCCCACTTGTAGATGGGCAGTTGAATAATGTAATAATTTCAGTCAAAGATCAAAATTATCCCAATAATCCCAATACAAAGTTTAGGGAATTTATGAAAGAACTAATAGCAATGCTTGAATGTTATGACTGCTCCGAAGAAAAACAGAAGGTGTTAAAAATTTATCGGTGTAATTCAATAAATGACGTTGGTATTTTATTTTGGATAAACAATACTGGAAAATCCGATACAGACTTAATCAAATCAGTATCTTCTGTAAGGCTTGAAGATACAAGGGATAATACCATTTATCTAGTTGATAATAGAAGAGCAACTTTCATATTAGAAGTAATGAAGTTTGTTAAAACAAAAAACGATTCTCAATATTCTTTCTATTATCCTTTGACTGGTCGAAATCTCAACCCTCAGAATAGAAGTAATGCAGGGAAAATTCTCCCAATTGAGTATCTTAACTCTAGTGTAATTCCAATAAAATTAGAGAAAAAAAGCAATAACAAAGAGATTTCATTGTTTTTGGCAACAATAGATCATTTTGAAGCGGATGAGTTTATGCGTCTAATGGGATTGGCGAAGGATATTTCGACAAATTTAGTTGGAGAAGTTATCATTGCCTTTCCCGATTACGACCAATTGAAACATAGCAATGTCGTTAATGAATTGAAACAAGGATTCCAAGATGCCGATTTTACAAAAACTGTTTCTGTTATAAATTATATTAATCCTATAAATGCTTTATAATATGAATGTAGAACATAAAGATATAGACAAGTTTATTCCATATGGGGAAATGCTTCGTGGATATGCTAATCAAAATATAATATCCAATGCAGAAATACACAGAATACTGAAAGAACGAGGCATCTTTACTTTAAATCAAGAAAAGGAATATACCGTACCAATATTACAGACTTTGTTATTGTCCCCAAAAGAATTTGAGGAAGTTAGAAATTCATTCTCTAAAAAGGAAGATAACGAAAAAGCGTTTTCGAGAGAAATTAATTGGGCAATAACTAATAATATATTTGTCCCTGAAATACTATCGGTTGATATTAACGATTATTTGAAGAAATCATTACCTACTTGCGAACTTAAACAACCAATTCTTTTTACCAAATTAAACAATAACCAGAACCATCTGATTGCTGAATTTACAATTTGTCGCCACGATAGAAACAAATCTTGGTTCGAACAGACCAACGAATTCACCGGGAAAGTTGAGTTTATTAATGAAAATGGGAAAGGGAATATAAGAATTACCCATACTGCACCAGAAACAAAGGATTTGGCGGAACAAATAATAAAAGTGCAAGTGAATAAGTTTAAACAAAAAGGTCTTATTAATCAAGATGAAAAACCAAGAAAGATTCTTTTTTCAGAATTTTCCAATGAAACACGATTTGTGTTTTTCTATAGACTGACAACTCATTTGGATACTGAATATTTTTCTTGCGAAAACATAAAGGATATTTCGATTAAACCAGAAGAAGACATTGCGCTTCCAGAAGAAATTAAATGGATGGACAAATTAAAAAAGATACTACTATCGGGAGATTCCCTGGATAAAAAAGATTTTATGAAAGACAATAAGTTTCATAAGTCTCTAGTATTGTGGAATATTGATGCGGCTTTTACGTATGATTATATGGGTGAAAAAGGTAGGATGACCTTGAGTTTAGGTTTTTCGGATTATTCTTCAAAGGCTAATAAATCAGAATTTGAAATTAATATATCTCAATTCAATACTGAACGTAATTTGGGCATACGAGACAAAAGGAAATTAAAATCACAGATACTATCTGAAATGGACAGACAAAAATCTATTGTATATAATAATTTTTTGGCATACGTAAATAACAACAAATAATGAGAATTGTATATTTAGATACCTATATATCAAATATTTGT